GTCTGCAACTGACTTACCGTCCAACGCGTCCTCGACTTCCTTCTTTGACGCTAGGTTACCGATTGAGTCGATCACGATCATGACGCGTTCACCACGAGTAAACTCTGTGATCTGCTGCATGATGTCAAACTTCAACTGCTCGATGTCGGTGATGGGAACGTGAAGTACACGTGACGTGTCGATCTTGAAGGAGTCAAAGTATGACTGAGGTGTACCAAACTCTGAGTCATAGAACAATAGTGCAGAGTCTGGATACTTGTCCATGTAGGACTTAGCCATTAGTAGGCTGAACGCTGTCTTGAAGTGCTTGCTTGGACCAGCCCACATCGTCAGACCGGGGACAAACCCTCCATCGAGTCGACCCGAGAGCGCCACGTTAATGATGGGGATGCTGGTCTGGATCATGTCCTTCTTGAGGAAGAACTTCGATTGCGACAGGATAGCTGAATCTTTGACCGTGGAGTTTTTCTTGATCTTATCTAGAATGCTCATGTATTTCCTTAAAGGATTTAATTATAAACCGAGGGGTGATGGCTGTACAATCTTATTGGAAGAAGTCCTCGAGCGAAGCTTCCTCAACCGACTTCCAGCCGATAGCGTCTAGGATAAGCTTGGCTGGATCTAGGAAGGACTTCTCGAACTGAACGTCGTTGTCGATGAACTTATGTAACCCAAACTCAGGTGGCAGCTGGGTAAAGAACCCGATCACGTTCTCACGAGTGGGGTTGCGAGGGTTAAGGTGGATGTACTTGATCTTCTCGCCCTCAACGATCGCCTCGTACTTCTTCTCGAGACCGTGCTGCTTGAGCAGGGAGTTGTACATCAGGGCTGCACGAGAGTTGATGGGTGTGCCCTTCTTATAGATTGTCTTGGGATCTGAGTACTCCTTCAGGGAGGAGACTCCACGAGGAAACGCTTTCTCTTCAGCTGACAGCGAATTAAAGGACTTCTGAAAGTCTTCAATAAACTTCTGAGTTTGAACTTCCGTACCGGATATGAGGATTTGAAATAGTTTCTTAAAAGCCTCCCGACACGCCGACGGCGTAGACGACTTGATGGCTTCGATACCCATGATCTTAAGCTTTGGTTGTCCATATCGTACGCCTTCATTGTCTAGTACGTTCAAGATGTATCGCTTCTTCGCTGCCCATATGCCACGATTACATATGCCCTCGCGTTTCATGCTGATGCGAGTTTTGAAGACGTTTAGGTTTTCTCCGAGTTCCTTGAAGGACTTGTCAAAGACCTGCGTCTCGATCTTTCTACAGACTTTGTCGAGGAAGTCCACTGTCTTGTCATCACTAAGACTAGGAGCAGCGGTGCTAACGAGATCAGAAAGACCAACGTATACAGAATCAGTATCGATAGCGATGACATAGTCTTTGTCACTATTGAGTGCCTTGTTCAGATACGCGTTGACGTGCTTCTCAGCCCACTTGATGATGAGCTGACCCGTGATGGTGATACCCTCAGCGATCTCCATCGTGAAGTACCGAAAGTATTTATTGCCGAGTGCGCCGTACAAAGAATTTAATCATGTGTGTTCAAGTAGTTCGTTATGCTACTCCGCTTACGCAGCTTAATGTTTCCATTAAGATCAGACTATATCATCACCTGTTCTAGGTGTCGGGCGCTTCGAACTCACTTGAGTTCTACTCCTTACGGATAGTCGTTGCACCTTCCGCGTTTCCGCGGCTTGGCTCAGGATTGGCATATTAAAGCTTTCCCTGAGTTCACCCGATTCATTCACCCCATCCCTGGAGTGACGCCCATTATTTTAGGAGTTTGATCGCCATCTGTTGATTCTCGTACTGCATAGACATTCGCTGTGTCTCTGTGCGCAAAGCATATAGTTCGGTGTCACTTAGTTTTGATAAATTGTCCATCTTCACCTCGTTTAGTTCCTTTTCGACCAGGGATGTACCCATTGGGTATTATATCACCATCTGCAAATCTTTTATAATCTAATGTGTCTAAGTTAGTGTACCAACGATTTGTCTTTTTCCTGTTTAATGCTATTTGCGTGAAGAGATCACCTGAACCAAGAACATATCCAGTCGGCATGGGGTCATTGTCATGAATATAACGCCACGCACCAGAGACTATGTCATGACATATCACGCGATCCTTGATGCCATTTTGCTTCATCTTTTCAATAGTATCACGCTTGTGCTTTAATCCAGTTCTATAAAACACAAGTTCACCACTCAGGTAGCGTGGGTCGTCCACATTAACACGAAACATATTACCAGTATTATCTTTTACTACTACCATACCCCTTCTTTGTTCTGACATTAACTGTCGATCAGACTCACTTCGTAACCTACCGGTATTACACCTGCTTATTGCAGCTATGATATACTTTCTGGCCGATTCATAGAGCACAGACTTTCCATCACATACGCGGCGCATCATGTTAAATGCAAACCATAATTTATCATCATTATAAATCTTTGCTAGTAGGTAGTGCGCTATATAGTGCTCTCTGTATGATAGTCTAACTATATTTAGAGGATCATCGGTACCACCTATACATCTTGGTATTACGTGATGATTCTCACCTTCATGGGCATGATTGTTTCTTCGATATTCAATTAGTTTAGAATACCTGTTATTATAGTGTTCATTCATGTATAGTCCTTTTTTGTCGACCTAAGCCGTATAGACTATTTATACGTTTGAACTCTCTCTACGGGTAATCTCTATATTTATTTTCTCTAGTTCTTGTTTAGAAGCTAACATCCTCTTCTTGATCGCGGTGCGTTCCTCGTACATCTCCTCGATGATCTTTGGCATGAAGCCTTGTTTATCTTTTAAGAAGTATTGACCAGTCGCCGCCATACACTTGTCAGTCGTGTTCTTAAGACCATCGATGCACTTCTCTATCGTTACGTTTGGTGCCACATCACCACGAAGGATGGTCTCAGGCGACATATTCCACTGCACGATAATGTTGGGATATAGACTATTCACATCGAAGGAACACACCCAGTCGTGAACGCCGCACTGTGGATCCTTGACGTACCCTCCTTCGTAATCTGACTTGATGCTAGCGTCGTTTGGAGGGACGATCACGTTATCAGCCAACAAAGTTCTATGAATTAGCGCGTCCCATATCGCTACGGTGCCCATCGTGTCGGAGTAGTTCACACCAGCCTTGTACGCCATCGTCATACACAGTGTGATCATGGCGATCTTATCCTCCATGCGATCTACGAGTTCCACGTCACGGATGTTGTAGTCGATGTACTTCTGATGATCGTCATGATACAGGTTGGCCAGTGTCCCGTGCTCCTCGTAGGACAACTTGCGTTCACCTAGCACTGTATTAGCGATGGTGTCAAGTCTGTAGTTCTCCTGTGGACCAAAGGAATGATTAAACTTCATGAATAGATCCATGTAGTCCAGCTGAGCGATGCCCATGATCTCATAGACCTGCACCTGACCTTTACGCATGGGGATAGTCTTAGCTTCTACCATGCCCCAGGGCGAGAGCTTCTTCACGTCTTCCTCACCGATTAATTTGTTGATTCGGTTAATGAGGTAGGGGATGTCGAAGGTCCTGATGTTCCAACCGGTGATGGCGTCGGGACAGGTGAATTCATCGTGCCAGAAGGCAATGAATCCCTTGAGCAGCGCGATCTCATCACGGCACTTGTTGTACCTTACCTGACAGTCCTTCATCATGGACTTGGAGACATCATAGTCACCTGTTGCCCACACGAAGTAGGTATTGAGTACACTGTCCTTGATACAGATCGCAGTGACTGGATGTGCTGCCTTCTCAGGTTCTGGAAAGCCGCCGCCGGTGTCGCCAGAGTGTACCTCGATGTCGATGGCATGGACTCGTATGATAGCGCGATCGAACTCGATCTTACCAGGATGCTCCTCGGCAATGAACTGTGCTATGTAGTTGGTGTTGCCATACACCGTGAAGTTGTCCACGCCTGCGTACTTCTCGACGAAGTCCTTTGCTTCACGCATAGAACCTAGCTTGATAGGATCAACGTTGACGCCATCCAATGTATGGAACTTAGACTTGCCCTTACCCTTGACGTAGAGTGTGGGTTTGAAGGGAACCTTGCGCTTGACGCGTCGTCCTTGGTCGTACCCGCGATAGAGCAGGTTGTTGCCGTAGCGATTTACGTTCGTATAGAAAGTTGTCATTTTATAATGAATAAGGGGATACACAATTGTATCCCCCTTTGGTTCAAAAGTACAATCTTATTACATCATGCCTCGTCGCATCAAGACCTGCATCCTACGCTCTAAGTCATGATGATTATCGGCGTCCTCGAGGTGTGCCTCGAGTTGTTTATGATAATCGACTGTAAAGGTTTCTGCCGCCCACTCAAAGAACTTGTTGAAGGATGGGGTGAGTGACTTAAATGATTGCAAGTTCATCTCAGAGATCCCGATCTTCACGGTCTTCATTCAACAAGGTTGCTGTAGACTTAGTCTCTGCTGTAGGCTTAGTCTTTGGTCCCATGTTGGCTGAACCGATGTCGATCTTCTTTGGCTTCTTGTGCTCGGGAATGATCTTCTCTAGGAAGACTTTAAGCATACCATTGAGCATCTCGGCGTTTTGAACCTCGATCTGGTCCTCGAGCGCGAACGTACGTGTGAAGCCGCGATTGGCGATACCCTTGAAGAGGTAGTTGGCTTCGTCGGCGTCTTCAGTGGTTTTACCACGAATGACCATCTTGCCATCAACCAATTCTATCTCGATGTCTTGCTTAGCGAAACCCGCTAGCGCGATCTCGATGACGTAGGTGTTGTCACCAGTCTTACGAATGTTGTACGGGGGATAGTTGGGGATGTTCTTGGTAAGATCATCGTGCATCTTTACCATGCGATCGTATTGATCATCAAATCCCACGAAGAACTTGTCGAAGTCCTTCAGTTGCGTGAATACAAAAGGCATGTTGCCCATAGTGTTGCTCCTTTAATTAAGCGAGTAGTAAAATTCGTCATCCCGAAGGCATGACATTGGTTGCCGGTTACCGAATCCGGCGGCACCATATCGTTGTGCCGGTTGTAAAAACGCCCTAAGGTAAGAGTCCGCGGCCCGAGCCGCCTACTCTATTTATACGACTTAGTCAGTACCGCCTGTAGTTTTTACGTCTACGTCAGTAATTTCTTCTTTAGATTGTCTATCAACAGCTCGATCGATCTGTTCCCTAGCCTGCTTCTGCATCTTATCAATGATGGTCACCACTTGTTCGTAGGGTGCCTTGGATAGCGCCGCTAATATGGCGTTGGCTTCTTCTAGTGTCAAGTCAAACTTTAACATAATAGTCTTTCATTTTATTGGTTGAGTTTCTTACCGATAGAGTACTTAGCCACAAGGACCCACTCCTTCTTCTCCTTAAAGGAGACGACCTTGATCTGTGAGAGTGAAACTTTCTGTTCTGCTTTGATAGAACTAATGACCTTCAGTAGACCCCAGTCTTCCAGCAAGCATGTGATAGTGTTACGTCGCTCAATATCACTGATTGTGATGTTAGCTTCCTTACCATCAAGTGCGAAGAGTTCCTTAAAGTGTACGATGAAGTACCTACCTTGCTTATGCAAGATATGACACGACTGATAAAGGGTCTTGTCTTTACGAGAAGCAACACCAATGCGAGTCAACGTTTCACGTATCTTTAAGAAGTTGTCTGGTTCTGGAAGGGAGACCTCTAGCATACAGCCGGAGTTCCAGTCAAAGTAGATCAGTTCAGCGTTCATTTCATTCCCTTATTTTTGTTTTATAACGAAGTCGCTAAACTTATTTAT